ATGGCTAACACAAATATGTATTCACCAAACGAGCAGGATTATATCCGCAGGGTTGCCGGAAAAGTCCCTGCTGACGTTATGGCATCCACCATAGGAAGAACCAGAAACAGCCTGGTTAACTGGGCTAATCGACATGGAATAAGCCTGAGAGTTCCTTACGGAATACTTAAAAAGCACTGGCCTGAATATGCTGAAAAAATGACAAAAGGTGGAAGAAATGGCGCTAAAGAGAGATAAGTTTGATGACGTTTTCTCCCAACTGGTTAGGGAGCGAACGGACTGGACATGCGATTACTGCGGACGATCATTCCATCACGAAAGACAAAAACTCCACTGCTCCCACTTCAAATCCCGACGGCACAAAGCCACCAGATACCATCCCTATAACGCCTTCGCCCACTGTATTGGCTGTCACCGAAAACTTGAAGAAGACCCATACGAATTCACCGCGCATGCGGAGATTGTCTATGGGGAGATGACAATAGAGCGTGTAGCGCGTCTGGCGTGCATTCCTGTGCGCTTAAAGCCTTGGCAGATGGATGAGCTATACCAGCACATGAAGAGCGAACTGAAGCGGTTACAGGAGCTAAGGGCGCAGGGTGTTACAGGGCGCATCGATTTCACATTGCCAGACTGGTATCAGGACGGAATTCAACTCCGCATGGGGGAATCTCAATGTGCAGCATAACCAGCATTAACCAGGCGAAACAGCAGCGTGAACGTGACGAGGCTGAATTGCGCAGCGTCAGAGAGATGACGGAGCAACACCAGAAGGCGATGGATTATCTGCATGAGCGAGAGCGCGAACTGGTGAACCGGCTTGGATTGAACAAGACATCGGGAGGCGATGCTGCATGAATCTGGAAAATGTAGTGAAGTTTCACTTCGCAAAATCTACTCAGATAAACGATATCCCTCGCGCAACAGCTTCAGAAACGTTAACTGGCACTGATGTTATGGCAGCTATGGGTATGACTCAAAGTCGCGCATCGTTAGGTTACAGCGCGTTTCTTGGGAAGATGGAAATCAGCAGCAATGACCGTGAGAAAGCTATTGAACTGCTGACCAAATATGCACTTGAGCACTGCGATAAGGTTGCCGCCTTACGTAAGCTCGAAAACGATATTAAGCCAAAGGTAATGCAAGTGCTCGCAACATTCGCATTTGCTGATTACTCACGTAGCGCTGCCAGTACGCGAACCTGTGACTGCTGTGGTGGCAAGAAGTTTATCGATGCTGAAGTCATGACGATGAAAAGCATCGGAAAACCATATCTGGAAGAGCGTAAAGAGACGGTTAAAGTTCTGTGCCGCAAATGCAAAGGGAAAGGGGTGCTTACCAACGCTTGCCAATGCAATGGCAAAGGCGTAGTGGTAGACAAAGAGAAAACTATTCTACAAGGTGGCGTTCCTGCGTATAAAACCTGCGGACGCTGTAATGGGCGTGGATATGCTCGTCTGCTGCCTGATAGCGTTCGAAAATACATCTGCGCAACGGTGATTGATGTTCCTGAAACCACATGGCGCAGGTCTTACAAGGACTTCTTCGAAAGCCTGGTAGGTGAGTGCATTAAACAAGAGGAATATGCAAATCAGATGCTGAGCAAAGTCACTCGATAGTAAATATTTTCTACGAAATAGGATTTATCTAGAAAATAACACTTTACAAAGTGGCGATATTTGTTTAACCTGAAACCAATGATGGAGTAGTGCAGTCATTCGAAGCCCTGAGTTAATAGCTCGGGGCTTTTTGCGTTTTAAGCACGACATTTCTGAAAGCGTCCTATCACCAATCACCAGAACACATCCAGATACCCTTGCTCATTCGTGGCGACGGGGTAGGGCGTTTTACACAAAAGAAAACCCAGCACTATGGCTGGGATTCGTGAAAATGGGCGGCAAGAGACTGTTGACGCAGCCTCCTGCCTGATTTGCTCATGCCTTTAGTCACGAACAAACCACGTTACTAATCACTGTATCCTGGATTTGTTCTTTCCAATATCAACCAATTCATAACATTGAACAAATCCTCACGGTCGTGAGGTAAGACATGAAAAAGATGCCAGAAAAACATGATCTGTTAACCGCCATGATGGCGGCAAAGGAACAGGGCATCGGGGCCATCCTTGCGTTTGCAATGGCGTACCTTCGCGGTCGGTATAATGGCGGTGCGTTTAAGAAAACACTAATAGACGCAACGATGTGCGCCATTATCGCCTGGTTCATTCGTGACCTTTTAGTCTTCGCCGGACTGAGTAGCAATCTTGCTTACATAGCGAGTGTATTTATCGGCTACATCGGCACAGACTCGATTGGTTCGCTAATCAAACGCTTCGCTGCTAAAAAAGCCGGAGTAGAAGATGGTGGAAATCAATAATCAACGTAAGGCGTTCCTCGATATGCTGGCGTGGTCAGAGGGAACTGATAACGGACGTCAGAAAACCAGAAATCATGGTTATGACGTCATTGTTGGCGGAGAGCTATTCACTGATTACTCAGATCACCCTCGCAAACTTGTCACGCTAAACCCCAAACTCAAATCAACAGCAGCCGGACGTTACCAGCTTCTTTCCCGTTGGTGGGATGCATACCGTAAGCAGCTTGGACTGAAAGACTTCTCTCCCAAAAGCCAGGACGCAGTGGCATTGCAGCAGATTAAAGAGCGTGGCGCTTTACCGATGATTGATCGCGGTGATATTCGTCAGGCTATCGACCGTTGCAGCAATATCTGGGCTTCACTGCCGGGCGCTGGTTATGGTCAGTTCGAGCATAAGGCTGACAGCCTGATTGCAAAATTCAAAGAGGCTGGCGGAACGGTCAGAGAGATTGAGGTATGAGCAGAGTCACCGCGATTATCTCCGCTCTGGTTATCTGCATCATCGTCTGCCTGTCATGGGCTGTTAATCATTACCGTGATAACGCCATCGCCTACAAAGAGCAGCGCGATAAAGCCACATCCACAATCGCTGACATGCAGAAGCGTCAACGTGATGCAGCAGAACTTGACGCCAGATACACAAAGGAGCTTGCTGATGCTAACGCGACTATCGAAAGTCTCCGTGCTGATGTTTCTGCTGGTCGTAAGCGCCTGCAAGTCGCCGCCACCTGTGCAAAGTCAACGACCGGAGCCAGCAGCATGGGCGATGGAGAAAGCCCAAGACTTACAGCAGATGCTGAACTCAATTATTACCGTCTCCGAAGTGGAATCGACAAGATAACCGCGCAGGTTAACTACCTGCAGGAATACATCAGGACGCAATGCCTGAAATAATTTTTTTGCAAATCACAAAGTCCATTTAATGAGCCTCGCGATGCGGGGCTTTTTGCAATAAATGCGTACCGCAACGCATGTTTTTTACACCGAACCTGCCCCTTTGGAATGGGCCTTTGAGGATACCAGTTAGTGCTGGCGAGCCTCGGTGGGCTGGTTTCCTATGCGGCAAAGGTTCATTTCAAATGGTAGGTAAACGTTATGAATATCGTGCCACTTAATTACAAAGGTGAAGTTGTCAGTTTCAACACTGATGGTTGGATCAACGTTACAGGTGTTGCTGAGAGATTTGGGAAACGCATTGATAACTGGATGCGTTTGGCAGAAACGCTTGAATACGTTCGTGCTTTAGACGAAGCGTTGACCGGGAAAGAATCTCAAATTTTACATCCCTCACAATCGAGGTATGTAAAAACCAGCAAGGCACGAAAGGACAGGGGTGGTGGTACGTGGCTACATCCAAAACTTTCAGTTGCATTTGCCCGTTGGTGTGATGCTCGTTTTGCTGTGTGGTGCGACCTGCACATTGATAGTCTGCTTCGCGGTGAACTGACTGAGCAGCAGAAATATGAGCAAGCGTGCCGCATTCGCGATGACCGGAAATCAAAAGCCAGCAATGGAGCAAGAGAGATGGCTCGCTGGCGATGGGATAAGCCGGTCATTGAAGCCAATGTTGAGTTCTGGCGCGAGCAACTACAGTTGACTCTCGATATCGCGTGCTGATGGTAAACGCAAAACTGCGTTATCGGAAAAATCAAAGAATTACGAGAACTGCTAAACGGCTATCCATTACAAAGCCTATCTACGGGTGGGCTTGATAATGAAACCGGAATTTATTCCAGGTCATCAGTTTACAGCAGTACAGCGACATAACCCAAGCCAGTAAGTGGGGGAAAATAACAGCGTTGTATCGTCGCAGTATCATCGCATTAACAATGACCGCAGCCCTTAATGGGAGCTCCTTCTGCGTGAGTGTGCAATGATAATCAATAACGATGCATACCGGGGTTTGCAGCTTTTACGATGGCTGGTCTATCCCTCATTGCTCGCCATCTCGATGCGGGGGTAGAAGAAATCGAGAGTGTTTTACAGAGTTTTCCGCCAAGAAGGCTCGATAAAACAGAATTTGTTTTATGTGCGCCTACGGGCCGGATACTCACTTTTTAGCAGGAAATTCTAATATGGCGACCAAAAATAAAACTGGCCGCCCTTCTGAGTACTTACCAGAGGTGGCGGAAGACATATGTGCTCTTCTAGCTGATGGTGAGAGCCTGCGTAGTATCTGCAAGCGTCCTGGAATGCCAAATAAAGCTACAGTGTTTCGCTGGCTTCGCATTCATAAGGAGTTTTGCGACCAATACGCGAAAGCAACTGATAGTCGCGCCGATGCCGTTTTTGAAGAAATGCTCTATATTGCCGATGATGCGGCGGAGGAAAGCGCTGCGGTTGCCAAGGCTCGCTTACAGATAGATACCCGCAAATGGGTATTGTCTCGCATGAATCCTAAGAAGTACGGCGACAAAGTGACTCAGGAGATTGATCACAAGTCCTCTGACGGCAGCATGACGCCGAAGCCGACAATCATCCAGCTACTTCCTGTTGAGTCTAAGCATGAGTGATACCGTTCAGCTTCCGATCCCTGCAAAGTTAGCGCCGCTGTTTACTGCCACGAACAAACGCTATCGCTGCTCGCACGGCGGACGCGGTAGTGCAAAGACGCGCACATTCGCCCTGATGACTGCGGTGAAGGCATATCAGGCAATGATGAATGGTGAAAGTGGAGTTGTTCTATGCGCCCGTGAGTTCATGAACTCACTGGAAGAGTCGAGTATGCAGGAGGTGAAGCAGGCAATCATATCTGTTCCGTGGCTGGCGGCTAATTTCGATATCGGTGAGAAGTACATCCGCACCATCGATAAGAGCGTCAGCTACGTGTTCTGTGGCCTGCGACACAACCTCGACAGTATCAAATCGAAAGCTAGAATTCTGCTGTGCTGGGTTGATGAGGCTGAATCAGTCAGCGAAACAGCCTGGCAGAAACTAAGCCCTACGGTGCGTGAAGAGGGCTCGGAAATCTGGGTAACCTGGAACCCGGAGCGGGACGGCAGTGCAACAGATAAGCGATTCCGCAAAGATGCTGGCGGCGACTGCATAACTGTAGAGATGAACTATACGGATAACCCGTGGTTCCCCGAGGTGCTGGAGAACGAGCGCCTTAATGATTTGCGCCGACTCGACCCGGCTACCTACGCGTGGGTATGGGAGGGCGCTTATCTCGAAAACTCAGATAAGCAGGTGCTGGCTGGCAAATATCGCATTGCTGAGTTCCCCGATGACCTGTGGAGGCAGGCTGAGCGCCTTTTCTTTGGTGCCGACTTCGGCTTTGCCAAAGACCCCAACACGCTAATCCGTGATTTCATCATCGGGAACACGCTCTATATCGAATATGAGGCATACGGCGTTCATACCGAGCTTGACCACATGCCAGCGCTATACGACACCATACCGGGCTCCCGCGATTGGCCCATCAAGGCAGACTCCGCCCGCCCCGAGACGATTAGCTACCTAAAACGGCAGGGATTCAACATATCCGCCGCCGAGAAGTGGCAGGGGAGCGTTGAGGACGGCATAGCCTACCTGCGAGGATTTGACGAAATTATCATTCACCCACGCTGCAAAAACACTGCCCGCGAAGCCCGTTTATGGTCATACAAAACCGATCGCATTACTGGCGAGGTATTGCCGAAACTGGCTGATGGTGACGAGCACTGCTGGGATGGAATCCGGTACGGTCTGGACGGGTATATCAAACGCAAGCCTCAATCGATGGGGATGCTGATTCCTAAGCGCCTTAGGGGGCAATAATCATGAAAAACAAATGCAAATGCCCTGGCTGCAAACGCAAAAGAAAAGGCTGGCCGGGTTATCAGCCATGCGCCACCAAATATCCTGCTGGGGGAATTGCTCCACCACCTAAACGACCATAACGGACAATCCATGACTGACAAATTAACACTAGCCGTCAATCACGCGCTGAATGACGTCAGGCTTGCTCGCGCCCGCATGGGGCTACTTAATCCTTCAATGGGTTTGGACGCTAAGCGTAATTCAGCCTGGTGTGAATACGGATTCAAAGAAGAATTAACCTTCGATGACCTTTACAAGCTCTACCGCCGCGGTGGTATAGCTCACGGTGCCGTAGAAAAGCTTGTTGGTAAATGCTGGCAGTCAAACCCTGAAATCATTGAGGGTGAAAAGTCAGATGAAACACGCATGGAAACGTCTTGGGAGTCCAAAACTAAGCAGGTTTTCACTAACCGACTTTGGCGCGCGTTTCTTGATGCTGATCGGCGACGTCTCGTTGGCCGCTATGCAGGAATTCTCCTGCATATTCGAGATAATAAAGCGTGGAATCTGGAACCAACGAAAGGGCGTGGTCTGGAAAAAGTAAGTATTGCATGGGCCGGTTCACTGAAAGTCAGCGAATGGCATGACGGAGTGGTTTCAAAGAATTATGGTCAGCCGAAGATGTGGCAGTACACAGAGATTCTACCCAATGGTTCCTCTCGCCGTGTCGACATCCACCCTGATCGAGTTTTCATTCTTGGTGACTATACAGACGATGCGATCGGTTTCCTTGAGCCTGCATACAACGCTTTTGTCAGTCTGGAGAAGGTGGAAGGTGGTTCCGGTGAGTCGTTCCTGAAGAACGCTGCACGCCAGCTTAACGTCAACTTTGAAAAGGAAATCGACTTCAATAATCTGGCGTCGCTGTATGGCGTGAGTATCGATGAGCTACAGGAAAAGTTTAACGAAGTTGCCGGGGAAATTAACCGGGGTAACGACGTGTTAATGACCACGCAGGGGGCGACAGTTACACCACTTGTCACTGCCGTAGCAGACCCAACAGCAACCTACGACGTTAACCTCCAGACAGCTTCCGCTGGCGTAGATATTCCGACTCGCATTCTCGTAGGTAATCAGCAGGCCGAGCGTTCCAGCACAGAGGACCAGAAGTACTTCAATGCTCGCTGCCAGTCCCGACGAGGCGAATTGTCATTCGAGATTGAGGACTTCTGCGACAAGTTGATTAACCTCGGCATTATCGACCCGATAGGCCATAAAACAGTTATTTGGGACGACCTTAATGCGCAAAGCGATAGTGAAAAACTGGATGCCGCGCAGAAGATGTCGCAGATAAACAGCGCATCATTAGCAACAGGCGAGCAGGTATTTACTGGTGAAGAGATTCGTGTGGCTGCCGGGTATGAGGGTTCACCTGAACCACTTCCGGAGATAGATGATGACGAAGAAGAAAGCGAAATCACCGATACTACCCGGAAACCTTAAAGACCCGACAGGCGCTGACCGCCTTGAGCGCGGAGCAATGAACGAGTTCGCCAGGCGAATGAAACGCATTGGCAAAGCCTACAAGGATATCCTCGACCGCATTCCTGCATCACCATCAGTAAACCAGCGCTACACCTTCGAACTCGACTCCACCCAGCTATCAATGCTCCTCAGCAATGCCTCATTGCTGGTGGATGAGATTTTGGGTGCGGATAACGAGACTGGGTTCTGGTTCTGGACTGATTACGTCAACCCGGCGTATCAGCGCGGCACGGCGCAGGAATTTGCCAATCTGGCGCAGCAGTCAGCCGTGTACGCGGCAGGACAGGAAAGCGTATCGGCAATCCTCCTGAGTGAGCCGTACCGCCGCAGACTAATTCTGGTTCGCGCTCGCACCTTTGAGGAAATGAAGAACATCAGTGCCACTGTTAAAGCCGATATGGCGAGGATACTGACCGATGGTCTCGGGCGCGGACAGAACCCTCTGGAGATAGCGAAGCGCATCACTGAGCAGACAGGTATTGAGTCTCGCCGGGCTAATCGTATTGCCCGGACGGAGATTACCACCGCGCTGCGCCGTGGTCGATGGGATGAATCAGATGAGGCAACGGAGCAATACGGGATACTCACCCGTCAACTGCATTTGTCAGCGCTCAGCACGACCACCAGGCAGTCTCACGCGTTACGACATGGAAAGCTCTACACAACGGAAGATGTGAGGGAGTGGTACAGCATCAATGGAAACGCAATCAACTGCAAATGCACTCAGGTATCTGTTCTCGTTGATGAGGCGGGAAATCCTCTTTACCCGAACGTTATCAACATGGCCAGAAAAGGGCTGGAGAAAGCGAAGCAGGCAGGACTGGTTCCCAATTATTCGCATTGCGGTTGTGGGCGCAAGCACGCTGCATAAACGTGAGAATCTTCAATGAAAGTACAGGTTAATGTCACTTCAAAAGTGAACAGCAAAGCCATTCGCAGGGAACAACACAACGGACGTGAGCACTGGGTTGTTCCCTCCTACACCCTCCCAGCTAACGTGGTCATGAACGGCGGACTCTATCCTGCCAGCGAAATTGACCAGCACTATACCGGTCTGGAAGGGACGCTGGCACCGCTGGGACATCCACAGGTAAACGGCCAGTTTGTTTCGGCTTTCAGTCCTGAAGGCTTGAATGTGGGATATGTCGGGGCGTGGAACAAAAACGTCAAGAAGTCAGGTAACCGTGTCTACGTCGAGAAGTGGATCGACACAGAAGTGGCAAAGCGTACAGATGATGGCAAGCGTCTTCTTGAGCGTCTTGAGGCGCTGGAGAAAGGCGATGATGTTCCGCCAATCCATACCAGCGTTGCCGTATTCCTGGAAGAACTGGAAGCGAACGATGAGCAGAAAGCTCAGGGGGCTTCATGGGTTGCGAAAATTCACGCGATGGATCATGACGCCATCCTTCTGGATGAGGTTGGCGCGGCCACACCAGATCAGGGGGTAGGGATGATGGTTAACGCTGACCTCGCCACGCCACTGAAGGCTAATTCCGGTGCGCTGGTTGGCGAAACCTATCGCGAGCGAGAGCGGCGTCTGGAGAAGTATGCGAAAGATAAATTCGCTCCCGGAGAGAAAGAATACGCCTGGGTGGCTGACTTCACTGACTCGCAGGCCGTAATCATCCTCAACAATGGTGATCCGAAGGTTTACGGATACAAATCTGAGGGCGGAAAGATTGTCTTTGACGATACCTGGACAGAGGTTCAGCGCCAGAGTTCATGGGTTGCCGTCGTCAACAAGCTCAAATCATTTTTCACACCGCAGGATAACCCTGCACCAAACCACAAAATGGAGGGCGACATGCCTTTAACCAAAGAAGAACTGGAACAAATCGGCAGCATGGTTAGCGAGGCCGTCGCCACCAATACCGAAAAGGCTATCAAGCCTCTCGCGGAAAAGGTTGATGCGCTACAGGCCAATCAGCAACAACTTTCTGAAGCCCTGACTGCCAACTCCCGCGCCGAAGAGAAAACGAAGCGTGAAGCGGTGGCAAAAGTTCACGGCGAGATTGTGGCTAACGCCCTGTCTGGCGAAGCGCTGGACGCGATGTACAAAACCATTGGTGATGCCGCACCGCTGGGTACTAACTCTGCTCAGCATCAGAAAGAAACTGGCGCACCTGCCGCATCTGAATACTTCAAATAAGGAGCCTGGATAATGTCACGTTATCGTCGCGTTAATATCGACGGGGAATCGCTCTACAAGACCGAAACCCGCCTCACCTCCGCAGAACTACTGCCAGGCACTGCCGTCACTATTAACAGTGATGGTAAGTTCGCACAAGCCACTGCATTAACTGGCCGCATGTACATTATCGATTGCGCTTATCATCAGGGACTTGGCATTCGTGATGCCGTTCCTGCTGGCGATTCTGCTGTTGGCAACTATGTAGAAGAAGGCCGTGAACTTGCGCTTCTGTGTGTACCTGGCGCGTACAAGAAGGACAGCCCGATTAAGCTTGGCGCGGCTGGTCAATTCACACTGGCAACTGGCGACACCGATTCAGTAATCGGCTACAGCCAGGACGAGTTCACCATCGCAGCCAGCACCACCGACTTCATTCGCGTTCGTATGCGCGTTGGCACTGCCGCCGCTGCAGGCGCGTAACAAAAGGATAAACATATATGTATTTCTCTAAAGAGACACTGGCGACCAACTCGCGCCTTGGTAGTCACTGGAATGAGCTTTGGGCAAACCGCAACATGTGGAACGCACAGCATGATGCCATGATTGCGGCAAATCGTTCTAATATGACTCCTGAATGGCTGGCAGTTAATGCCGTAGGTGGTTTTACGCGTGATTTCTGGGCCGAAATTGACCGTCAGGTGCTGCAACTGCGTGATCAGGAGGTTGGCATGGAAATCGTCAACGACCTGATTGGTGTGCAGACCGTTCTTCCTGTTGGCAAAACAGCAAAGCTTTACAACGTTATTGGTGATATCGCTGATGATGTTTCTGTAAGCATTGACGGTCAGGCTCCATTCTCATTTGACCATACCGAATATGCGAGCGACGGAGACCCGATTCCGGTATTCACCGCAGGTTACGGTGTGAACTGGCGTCATGCTGCTGGTCTTAACTCTGTCGGTATTGACCTTGTGCTGGATTCGCAGATGGCTAAAATGCGCAAGTTTAACCAGAAGCGTGTCAACTACTATCTGAACGGCGACCCGAATATTCAGGTGCAGTCCTACCCGGCACAGGGTATCAAAAACCACCGTAACACCAAGAAGATCAACCTGGGGTCTGGTTCGGGTGGCGCAAATATAGACCTGACCACTGCCGATATGACAGCACTGTTTGCTTTCTTCGGGAAAGGCGCATTTGGTACGCTGGCGCGCGCCAATAAAGTCGCTCAGTATGATGTGATGTGGGTGTCACCTGAAATCTGGGCTAACCTGGCTCAACCGTATGTAGTAAACGGCGTAGTTAGCGGCAACGTACTGAATGCTGTGCTGCCATTTGCGCCTGTTCGTGAAATTCGCCCGACCTTTGCGCTGAGTGGCAACGAGTTCATTGCCTATGTTCGCCGTCAGGACATCATTTCTCCGCTGGTTGGTATGGCCGTTGGCGTTGTTCCGCTGCCGCGCCCGTTACCTAACGTAAACTACAACTTCCAGATTATGTCCGCTGAAGGCCTGCAAATCACTGCAGACGATCAGGGTCTGTCTGGTGTTGTCTACGGCGCTAACCTGGCGTAAGGAAACAGCATGGCTAAATACGAAGTTGTGCGCCCATGGTTCGGCGTAAAGGTTGGCGATGTGGTGGATATAAAAGAACTGCATCCAGCCCTGAAATCGAACGTTCGTCTGATGCGTGGGGAGGCGGGTAGTTACCTAACACCGGCAACTCCAGAAGCGAAATCAGGCCGACCCCGTAAAAACGAATAGCCGCGAAAGCGGTTTTTTTATGCCCTCTTCGGAGGGCTATAAGAGGCTCGCATGATTACCACAGAACAGGCCAAGGAATATCTGGAGTCAGTGGGTATCACGCTGCCAGATTTCATTCTGCAGGCTATCGTAGAGCAGGCTAACAGCATTCAGGAGTGCCTCGATGCACATTACCCGCCCGCAACGGCGCTGCTAATTCAGACCTATTTACTGGGTTTAATGGCGTTGGGGCAGGGTGATAGATACATCAGCTCTCAGACCGGCCCTAATGGTGCTTCCCGTTCATTCCGATACCAGTCATTTACCGACCGCTGGAGAGGTGCGTTATCCCTGTTGCGTGGTGCTGATAAATACGGTTGCGCTAATGATCTCCTCCCGCCAGACCCGACCAATACCGCTTTCGCAGGTATCTGGATAGGCAAAGGCGGTTGCATGTGTAACGGGAGTCGCTGATGGCTTTAATATCGGTCAGGCAGAGACTTCCTGAGCCATTCGTAAAGGTATGGGTTATCACTGACAGCGGACGGCGGGTCACTGGCTACGTTAAAAGTAACGGTGAATGGTATTTGCTGTGCCGAAAGGTGGCAGCTGAGAACCCGGAGGTTATCCGGTGGGAGGATGATAGTGTCAGCCACGGCTAACTGGTGTTATACCAACGTCGCCACTGTCTATCCTCGCGTCTATGACGACTGGAACAACACATGGACAAACGGCACCCCATACCTGATTGACTGCACCTGGACGGCGAACAATGAAGTTGCTGTTGATGCCAGTGGTAAAGAGTTCACCACCAACCTGATTTTCTTCACTGAGCTGAAGCGTAATGGCGTCACAGCAAACATGCCGCAGCGAGACTGGTACATCGCCAGAGGTGACACCACGGCGCTATCAGATCCGCTTAAAGCCGGCGCGAACGTTATCAGGGCCGTAACCGACTGGGATATGTCATTTTTCGGCGAAGAGCCAGATTACAAAATCATGACGTGAGGTAATCATGCCCGTTAAAGGTATCAAGCGCATCCAGATGAATACCCACCGGGTACTTAGTGACATAGCTGGCATACGCACGGAGAAGGTTCTCTATCTGGTGATGAATGCCGGCGCCAATCATGCCGCTGTAATTACCCCCGTTAAGTCGTCGACCCTCATAAATAGTCAGTACAAGAAGCTCGAACCAATACCGTCAGGAATGATTGGCAGAGTGGGTTATACGGCTAATTATGCAGCCGCGGTTAATGCTGCAAAGGGCAAGTTGAAAGGTAAGCCAAGGCCGGACGGTAGCGGGAATTACTGGGACCCTAACGGTGAGCCGGACTTTCTCCGTAAAGGCTTCGAGCGAGATGGGCTCAACGAGATTAAGGCCATCATCAGGCAAGGATACAAAGTATGACGCGTAGCGAGGTGTATGACGCGCTGAGAGTGTGGTTACAATCTCACGGGTTTGATGTCGGATACCGCGTCCAGAAACGCTTCTGGAACGAGCTGGAAGGTACGGAAGGGGAAAGATACCTTGTTATCCAGCAAAACGGCGGTGGTAAGCCCGAGGAAGCCATAACGCGAGATTTTTTTCGCATCCTTGTTCTGTCAGGACAGAACGACAGTGATATTAACGAAGTTGAAGACCGCGCTGATGCAATCCGCCAGGCGATGATCGACGACTACCAGACTGAGTGCATCATCTCGATGCAGCCAATCGGCGGAATTACCGCCATCCAGACCGAAGAGGGTCGTTACCTCTTCGATATTTCCTTTCAAACCATCATTTCCCGATAACACGGAGATAAAGACATGGCATGTGAAGCAGGTGCTTTCACAGGGCGTGATGTCGTCGTTTATTACGCGATTGGCTGCCCGGAAGTACAACCTACCGCCAGCGCTTACCAGCGACTCGGCATGATGCGCGGTAAAACAGTTAATGCAGAGTGGGAAACCGCAGATGCAACTGCCGATATGAGCGCCGCGTTTACGCAGGAAAATCTTGTTACCTATAAGAACATTTCGTTCTCTGGTGACGGCGTTACCCGCAAAGAGGATGTATACGCGCAAAACGCGCTGAAGCGTCACGTTTATAACCCGCCAGCGGAGACCAGCAACCAGCCGTATGTGTGGTTCAAAATCATCTCTCCAAACGATATCACCGAAGGGCCATTCATGGTTACTTCATGGGGTGATGAAGCTCCACACGATGATGTGGCAACGTGGTCCATTGAGGCATCAAGTGCAGGTCAGGTTGATGTGCGTGATGTCGGTGCAGTTATTACCATTACCACCCAGCCGCAGGGTAAAACACTGACTGCTGGCGACACCCTGAATCTGACAGTTGCAGCTACTGTTTCAGATAGCTCGTCATTGACTTATCAATGGAAAAAAGACGGAACCAATGTGAGCTCCGGTGGTACGACAGCTACATATACTAAGTCCAGTGCGACAACAGGCGATTCTGGTTCATATACTTGTCAGATTAGTTCCAGCACCGCAGCCAGTGTAACCACCAATCCGGCCACGGTGACTTTCAACGCATCGTAATTTCTTACTCAGGAGGCTCCGTCCTCCTTTTTCTTATGGGGATTCATGAAAGCAATCACCGATATCGGCCAGGCTGTCATTCGCGCCGGCGACAAAGAGATATTTCTCAACCCTTCATTTCTGGCTATGTCCCGAATCGGAACGCCTGAACAAATCGTTGATGTTTTCGTGAAAGTTCATGCGGGCCATTACCCAAAGCACAGAATTGCTGACCCCCAGATACTAAAAGCGGCTAATGCCCGCTGCTTTGCTGAAATGGCGGCAGCTGCAGCCAACGTAGTCAAGCGCTGTTCTGAAGGTGACGTTGCTGAAGTTATCGGTTCCTACTCGGTTACTAGTGCGGGGCGACTTCTGTTCAAGCCGGGAGCCATCCCGATCGAGGATGTTATCCAGATTGCCCGCCATCTGATTCTTCATGGTGTAATGGGCGACCAGCCACCGGAAGAATTCGAAGGAAAGAAGGGTGAATACAGCGACAAATTCGATGTACGGTCATTCGTCTATACCGCTGTTGCTCACCTCGGCATGAGCGAGTCAGACGCATGGGATATGACCATGACCAGCTTCCGGGCCGCCATGAACGCTAAATTTCCGCAGAAAGAGAAAGCCAGAGTGCCGACTCAGGAGAAATACGACGAAGTCATGGACTGGGCAGAACAAATGCTGGCGATGGATGCGCAGAGGCATGGGCCGCACTAAAAAATCTCTCGCCTTAAGAAATTCGACAAGTGACTTTTAAGACAATGCCTCGCATCCGCGGGGCATTTTTGTATCCGCAGTAAATGCGCATTCCCCGCGCTAATCAAACCAGGAGCCCTTTTCGGGATATGAGACAGAGATAGGACGGTGGCTTCCGTCGTGCCGCTCTTGGGCTGTCCATATCTGGGGAACTGGCTCATATCACCAAAAAGGAAAGAATGATGTCTAACATTATCCCAATTAATTTCGAAGGCCACTCGATGCGCTTCTATGATGATGGCTGGATTGATGCAACAACAGCAGCGGAAAAATTCGATAAAGTGCCAAATGAATTCCTCCGTCTGCCGGAAACTGAATCATATATTCAAGGACTTGAGCGTAGATACGGGAAAATCCCGTATGTAAAAACCAGTCGGGCGCGTAAAGATCGTGGCGGCGGAACATGGCTGCATCCAAAACTGGCTGTTCGCTTTGCACGCTGGCTTTCTGTAGATTTTGAAATCTGGTGTGACGAACAAATAGACGCCATTATTCGCGGCCATACAGCACCTGTTGATGATGAGCGCATTAAGGCAATCTTTCTGCTTAGCGATCCGTCTTCGTGGGAAAAGCGTTTTAATGACCCGCTGTATGATGCGCTATTCAGAATGACCGGGCTTCCCCGCCATAGAAATGATCGAAAACCAATGTTATTCAGCCTTATTAGCGCTAAGTGGATTTACGGGCCGGTCCTGCCTGCTGAAGTCTACGCGGATGTAAAAGCACGACTGGCGGTCGGTGAGAAAATCCACCAACACCTAAAACCAGACGCACTTAAATTGGTTGAGAATCAGATTATTGCTGTGACCAGCATTGCTAACGGTTGTTCCGACTATCGAGACTTCGAATCCCGTTGCATGGCAGCATTCCCCGTCAAAGGGCAGATGAAGCTTCTTTATGCGGCAGCGTGATGAATGGTGCGTACAGCCCACTCAGGTGGGCTTTTTGTCGTCGCTCTCGCTGAATACGATTGTTTTGGCGTCTTCAAGGATTTCAGTCAATTCGTGGTGGGTGATGTTATCAAGCGATATCTTCTTCCCGTCCTTTTCGATGGTCGCTTTCTTGCCTCTGTTTCGGTTTAGATAGGCGATAAAGCAGGCGCTAAAAGCCGCCCAGAATGGTCCTGAGTTGATAAGTTCAATCACTATCTCCTTCATCGAATCCTGAGCTGAGTTAACAGCCAGTTTTGGTCCGTTATTTTTTTCTTCCGCTAAGGAGTGCTGTATGGCGTATTCATCAAGAATTGTACAAAAAGCATCTGACATATCAGACGGCAAGGACAGCCTTAAGCCGGGGGTGCGCATAACATTCTCCTTTGATAGTTGGTCTGAACGACTTTGTTGTTTGCGCTTCTTTCTTAGCTCCGCCATTGCAGCTTTGCTGAACAAAGAGCTGGAACAAATCTTCTATGATGAAGATTTTGGAAAGATCACCAAAAACATGACCAAAGTACCGCAAAAAAGAGAACGCCAGGAAGCCTGATATTTGATCAGGCTAGCCGGTCAGGTGGGCTTGCTGCTCTTCTTTGGGATCATTTCATACTTTTCTATAAGGTTTTCAACGACACTTTTTGCAGTATCTTCAGCAGCAAGCGACACAATCTTGTTAAGTTGACTCATCGACATAGTGACAACCTCATCACTTGATGATGGGGAGAGTGGCTTATCCCAAGCAACAATCTGCGCCTTAAGGGCATCCTCCAGTATCTGAACTATCTCAGAGTTCATTGACCTGCCATTAGCTTTGGCGCGTTCGGCTATGGCATCGCGCATCCCGTCCGGGAAGCGGAGGTTGAACTTATCTTGCATCTGGCTTGGGTACTTACTCATAACATCACCTGAGAATATTTTGAAAATTATTATGGGGCCAACTTGACATATCGCGCAATGGTGTTAACTTAACATCAGGTGTTAACTTGGCCCCAAAAGGAGATAAAGCAATGCAAGATACGCTTTTTACTGAGCGCAAAAACATCAAACTCAATCTTCGACTACCTTCTCGACTCGATCAGGAGCTTCGCAGACTGGCGGAAATGGACTGCATTTCGCTGAACTCTGCAATAGTTCGTTTGCTGGCAAAGGGTGTAAGGGAAGAGGTGGCGAATGGTCGTTAAAAATGTTGAAGCCCCAACTGCTCGAACAGCTAGGGCTTCAGTGTCAAATGATTCCAGCGAAGGAAATATCGACATGAATATTGTAGCAAAATCAGATTACAACTTCCAAGGATTCGCTTTTAATCCTGTGACAGAAGGCGGTTCTATTTGGTTTACCTCCACTGAACTAGCTAAGGCCCTCGGCTACAAAAAAACCGATGCCATCAGCCAGATTTATGCTCGTAACGCCGATGAATTTTCCGACTCTATGTCGTTGACCCTCAATATGAAGGTCAACGGGATAAACAATAGCTTACGTAACAAATCGGTCAGAGTTTACTCACTCCGAGGCGCTCACTTGGTGGCGATGTTTGCTTCTACGCCCAAGGCCAAAGAGTTCCGCCGTTGGGTGCTGGATATTTTGGATCGGCAGGCAGAATGCTCACCGATTGCAAAACAGTTTACTGACGAAGAGCTGGTCAATCTCTGCTACTTACAATTGTGGATGGAGAAGAGTCAACAAATGTGCAAACACATCTATCCAGGAATGAAGCAAATTGGTTCTGAGCTTTCAGGAAGGATTTACGATATTGCATATGAGACTCGCTACATGTCAGAAGAAACCAAGAAATCACTTCTTCGTGAAATGAAGAATCTTGATACCAACAATTTTGTCGTAAAGAACGCTCAGCCAATGCTGGCAAAACTGCGCGGCGAGGAATGGATTCATTGATTAGTGCACAGGACAGCGCAAAAAGAAAAACCGCCAGTGGCTGCTGGCGGCTTACATTAACTACTGATTGGAGTCTTACATGCAACAATCTTCATCAACTGCTGTAAATGTAGCACCGTTAAATGCGGTTGTCGATCCCCTCGATTGCCCTGTAATCGTGTGGGAAGGAGTGAGGGTCGTCACGACTGATACTCTTGCCAAAGGATACGGAACGGATGAGTCCAATATCCGTAAAAATCACTCTCGTAACAATTCCCGATTTATTGAGGGGATCCATATTTTCACTGTTAAAGGAGGAGAGCTGAAGAGTTTGCGAGTGACTAATAGTCACGCACAAATTTCAAACAAAGCGCGCTCTGTGACGCTCTGGACAGAAAAAGGCGCGGCTCGCATGTCAAAAATTGTCGATACTGACGAGGCGTGGTCTTTCTTTGAGCGCCTGGAGGATTCGTACTTCCGTCCAGCCACGGCTGTAGGCATCCCACTTACCTACGAAGCGGCTTTAGAAGACCTGCTGGCAAAGGTGAAGGAAAACCGGGTTATCACCGAACAGCGTGACCGGGCAGTGAAAGAGAAGCTTTGGATCTCTGAGAAGCGGGAAGCTACTGCTATGGCGACCGCCTCTGCGGAGAAACGTAAGGCGAATGCTTTGGCTGAGAAATTGGGTGAATGCAAAAAACACGCGACTATTAAAGCAGTGCAGCGAGTAACTGGTAAGTCATTCAGCCACTGGCCGTTGAAGAAATGGTGTGCCGCTAATGGCATGGAGCCTAAAGACGTACCGGATGCGACCTACGGTAGTGTAAAATCATGGCCCGCAGAGGCATGGAAGGCAGTTAACCAAATCGACATAAAGGGGATGTTCTGATGCAGGCTTTACAGCGAGTAAGCGCCCCGGTGTACGTGGTTTCTAATCATGGCAAGACGTTCCGCTGTTTTAGTCGAAACACAGCAATTAAGCGGCTTGCTCATTTTATGACCCAGCGGATGTTCTGTCGCGCAGGTATTGAGACACGACCGGTTACGAAGGTGGATCGTGATGACGTAGCTATCCACTACATCAACAAGCCAATCCAGCGTTACTGGGATGCACAGGCGAGATGTGAAAGGCGGCTGAGAAAGATCCTTTCCAGAAAGTAGCACCACCCTTTAGCAAAGCTATAACCCAAACCCGCTTAACTGCGGGTTTTGTCGTCGCCATGGATAGATGATCAGTTTATATAGCGATGTCCCGCGTGATAAATTTACGGAAATACATTTCGTGGTGAATCAAAGTGGAAGATGAAAAACAGCGCCAAATGCAGCTTCAACTGACACTTCAGCGACGACTGGAGAAAGTCACTCCAGAGCTATTCTCTGAATATCTTTTCGAACGCGGCGTCAAAACAGTCATATGTCCAATGTGTGGCAGTGAGGATATTGCTATTCCCAACGCCAGCACAATGACCGTTGGACCTGAAGGGAGCGAAAGCAGCACTTACGCCATCCCGGTCAAACTCGACACCGATGGGCCTCCATACTCATTGGTTAAATATGAGTATCGATTAATATGCAAAAACTGTGCGTTTTCTATGCATTTTGCAACATGGCCCGTGTTGAAGTGGGTAGAACAGAAGCTTTCTGATTCAGGGAAGGGAACCAATGGTTAATAAAAAAATAGATGATAATATTTATTTTGGAGACTTCCCTAAACATGGTGGCGGCGGAAGCGGAGGTGGTGAAATGCTCGAAGTACGAGTGGCTAAGCTTGAATCCAACGTTGAGGATATCAAAGCAAACCTGTCTGAGGCGCGGGTTGACATTCGAGACCTTCGTAACACGTCATCAGGAACAAGTAGAGATGTGGCGGTAATTCTTCAGAAACAGTTAGATATTGACGAAAAACTATCAAAAAAACCCAGTATCAGCGATATGGACAGAGCCATATCAACTGCCGCAAACAAGCAAATAATCTGGACGGTTTCTGTCATGGTAGGAATTGCGGGCCTATCAATGGCTGTAGCTAAGCTCATTTTCTAACGCAGGATAAGCTCAGTTTTCTCATTGACCTCACTATTCATGATGTTAGGATGTTTCCGATTGCAATCAAAGGAAACATAAAATGAAGAAGGTAGTTGCTTTAGCTCTCGGGGCTTTAATGCTGTCTGGCTGTACTGTTCGCGTTGCTGATATGACCGTAGGTAGTACCAAAAACTACAACCTGAACGCAGCTAAGTTTGAAAAAGGTCAGCGCGTAACTGGCGAAGATAAAGCACCAATTGTGATTTTCCCTCTTGGTATCCCAAGCGTCAAAACTGCAATGGATCGCGCTATTGAGAAAGATAAGTGCGCTGTTGGTCTGAGTGATGTTGTTATCTACCAGCTTAACCATGCGTTCCTGTTCGGCACGTATGGTTTCCGTGTTGAAGGTACTCAAATCATCGATAAATCTCAGCTTGGTTGCGAAAACCGCTAATCTGCTGGGTATACTGACAAGCCACCTCCGGGTGGCTTTTCTTTTTCGAGCGCGAGATCCCTGCTAGGATTCCCTCATCTTTTACTAAAGGGGATAGGGATATGAAACGAGAAACAATTCTCTTGGCATCAATGCTGACGTTGACTGGGTGTTATGATACTCCGCCAACCAAGGACGAGGCTTTCCAGTTAGGGAAAAGGGAACTTTCAATGGCTTTATGCGGAGATAAATCAGCGTCATGCTTCATTGTCCAGGGGGGAAGCTCCAAGGTTTCAGAAAGGAAGAATGACAATACCTATGGAGCTTCGGCGACTTTCAGGAATATCGTTGGAAAAGAAAAACCATTGGATTATCAAGAAGGTATTGTTTTCTTTGATATTGATGCAAAAAATAAGGCCGTTTACGTAAAATCAATCGAGGCTTGGTCGACAAACGGAAGTAAGTCAATCAGGTTATGCGGCCATAATTACAAATTTTGTAAATCGTAACCCGCTCCGGCGGGTTTTTTATTGCCCGGAGAAAGTGAAATGACCCAAAACGTCGGTGATATTGAATATGTGATTAAGGCTGATACTGCTCAGCTGCTGCGCGCAGATAAGAAGGTTACATCTGTAACCAATAACATGGATACTGGGTTTAAGAAGGCTGATAATTCTGCGTCAAAGCTGTCTACGACAATAAGCAAGCTGTCTGCCGCCATTTCTGTTGCGTTAATTGTTGAGTGGGGGAAGAAGTTCCTTGAGCTTGCGGACAACATGACACAACTCCAGGCAAGGATAGCAAGGCTTTCAACGGATGCCTCCACAGCAAAAGAAACGTTTCAGTCGTTGACGCAAATATCGTCAAAAACAGGCGCCAGTCTGTCGGATACAACCAAACTGTGGGAAACATTGACATCGTCTCTTAAAGAAGCTGGCGCATCGAATGCTCAGGTATTAAATCTTACCGATACGCTGCAAAAAATTGGTCGCATAGGCGGAAACTCGACAGAAGAAATGTCGAATGCTCTTCGCCAGTTTGGGCAGTCAATTGCGTCAGGCACTGTCAGAGCAGAAGAATTTAACTCAATCCTCGAACAGATGCCTGAGTTAGCAAGACAGATTGCTGCTGGCATGGGTATTAGCATGGGTGAGTTGCGTCAGCGAATGCTCAATGGAAAGTTGACAGCGCAAGATGCTCTTAATGCTATACAGGACAGAACGACAGTTGTTAACGAGGAATTTAATAAGCTTCCACGTTCATTATCACAAGCTACCGGCTCTCTCGAAACATCATTTGCAAAACTTGTCTCCTCAATAAATGACGCAACTGGAGCATCAAGTGCAGCAGTTACTGTCATTGATGGATTGGCAAAATACATCGAGTTACTCGGAGACTCGTCAACATCAACTGCAGATAAACTATGGTCTCTCGCTGGTGCTATTTCAAAACTTAATCCTGGATATATTGGAAAACTTTTAGCTGACGGGCTTATAGGAGATGAACCTCCAAAACAAGTCGATGTATTAAGCGAGAAAATTGCCAATCTTACCGGGGATTTAAAAGGGCTTTATGGGCAGGCTGAAAAAACAGCGCATGTGGAGATACCTCAGACCGATAACAATAAGGGAGGAAAAGGAGGTGGTGGGAAGTCCACTAAGAAACAGGCAGATGAAGCAACAGAGTCTCTCGCCAGACAGCAAGCCGCACTCGATCGCCTGAACACTGGTTACGCCGATGGCTCTCTCGAATTAGCGAAATACGACGCTGTAGTTGCTCTTGGAAATAAAGCATCAGGAGAGCAGATTGCCAAAGCTGAACAGCAAGCGGAATCCATATGGAAAATACAGCAGGCAACCAAAGCGGCGGCAGAAGAGGAAAGGAAGCGCACACAGGCGGGTCAAAACTTTACCGGGCTACAGGGGCAGGTATCACCAGTTGCCGCAGTAGATAACACCTACGCACAGCAAATGGCGCAGCTTGACGAGTATGTGCAGCTTTACCCACAAAAAATTGCAGAAGCAGAAGCCGTCCGCGCAGGAATTGAAGATCAGTATCATCAGAAACGCATGGCCGCAATGTGGGAGGAATGGCAGCAGCAAAGCGAGATTAATAGCATGCTTGGCGCGGCTGTAGATTCGCTTCAGGGCGGGGCGACCAATGCCATAACCGGGCTGATTAACGGAACTCAGAGCCTTCAGGAGTCACTGGCAAACATCGGCACAACCATCCTGAACAGCGTTGTTGGCGGCTTCGTTCAGATGGGCGTCGAGTGGGTTAAAAGCCAGTTAATGGGACAGGCCGCAGCGGCATCATCATTAGCGTCTACGATGGCTCAGGCTACAGCAGCAGCTTCAGCGTGGGCACCGGCAGCAATGAGCGCCTCAATCGCAACGTACGGTAGCGCCGCAGCCATAGGTCAGGCTGCTTATGCGGAATCCATGGTCGCTGCGAAAGGGCTGGCTCTTGCCGGAGGCCGTCGCTACGGCGGCACAGTATCAGCCGGCAACGCCTACCGCATCAACGAAGATGGACGCTCTGAAATCTTCCAGACTGCAGGTGGGCAGCAGGCATTCATCCCGAACCAGTCAGGGAAGATTATTCCTGCTGACAAGGCCGGAGGAGGCGGGTCGTTTAGCCCTGTAATGAACCTCACGATAAATACTACGGGAGGAATTGGTAATGAGGAGATCGCAAGGCTGCGTAAAGTGTGGAACAACGACATGCTGAAAATGATGGTAGACCAGAGCACGCGGCCGAACGGTTTACTGCAAGGGCGGAGAAAATAAGCGGCCTTAAAGCCGCTTAATAATTCACTCTTGGCCAACTCCCGTTTTGACTATTTCTTCAATGATGTCGTTAACGGTATCGGCTGCTGCACGAAGCTCTTCCTTCGAGGTTGAGTTACTTTCAATCCCATCAAAATTCATAGATCTAGTTTCTGCCAGTCTCATAAGAATTTGTTTTTGATCTTCATTAAGAATTGCGATTACGTAGCTGAGAACTGTTTTTACAGCCAATCCAGTAAGTAGTTCATTAGAAGGTGCAGCCATGTTTTTAACCTCTTATTTTGATGGATAAACAAACGCAATTGTAACATGCAAAACCGTACAAAAATAAATCCATAAGGGCTTAAATATGCCAGAAACATTCACATGGACACCGCAGAAAGCCTACTCCGTTGAGCGAACGCCGAACGTAGCCGTCGTTAAGCTCGGTGACGGTTACGAGCAGCGACAGGTGAAGGGTATCAATCCGTTAATGGATAAATATTCGCTCACCTTTCGCGGAGTCAGCGGCGCTTGCCGCAGCAACCCGGCAAAGGATGCTGAGGAATTTCTCAAGGCTCGAATGGCGGTAGAGTCATTCTACTGGACTCCATCCGATACGGGAGTACAGAAGCTTTATGTCTGCCGCTCCTGGAATATGACAAAGACCGGGCCGCTGTTTGAACTGACGGCCACGTTTGAACAGGTGCCACGATAAGGAGAGTATTATGACTTTAGAACAGCGAGTTGAAGCGCTGGAAAAAACGGTAAAGGTGTTAGCAGGGAGGGATTTTGCTGTCGATGGGGGGCGGGTGTTCATCAATGAGGCATTTATCCAAGAGGGGGCGACTAAAGCGGCCCGGAAACAGGCCGCCATTTGCTTTTATATGTTAAGTTTGGGAATTAAGCCTGATGTAACTCCTTCAGGTTACTAACCCATTGCTGCACAGAAGGGGATTTAATGTCAGATAACTCCTTGATGATTTGCTGACGTCCTTCACTGTCTAACTTCAGAGCTACGCTTAGAAGGATCATTTTAATATCATTCATTTCGTCAGCTACTTCCTTCAGGTTTTGATTCTTTGTATTAAATTGAATTTTGGCACTTATTTCTTTCATATTTTCCCTTAATCAGAGGTAATCAGCCATCCCTCGTTACCTGAGTGCGCCAGTGTCCCACCACTGACGGGCTGAACCACACACTTTAACCAGGGTTAATGTCCCGTAACACCCTGACAAATGATCAGTAGCCACCTTTTGGTGGCTTTTTTATTGGAGTCTTTCGTGCGTGACATACCTGCAAATTTAATTATCGAAAGCGTCGATGCCGGAGTCGGCGCTATCATTGACCTTTTCGAAGCAGACCTGCAACCATATGGCGGTGACCTTATCCGCTTCCATTCCGGTACAAATGGCTATTTCGGTAATGTTATCTGGAAGGGCAACCAGTACCAGGCTTACCCGATAGCTGTGGAAGGATTCGAGTCGAAGAACGAAGGGACCTATGCTAGGCCAACAATGGTTGTGGCGAACGTGACCGGCCTGATTACCGGGATTAACCACGATTTTGATGACATGCTTGGCGTGGTAATCACCAGGCGTCAGGTGCCGGTAAAATATCTTGATGCGGTTAACTTTCCGAACGGTAATCCTGATGCAGACCCGACACAGGAGGCCGTTTCCCGCTACGTTGTCGAGGAGATGACGGAAGAGACGTTTGAACAGGTGACTTACACGCTGGCGACACCGATTGACTGCGACAACGCTATCATCCCGGCGCGAACCATCCTTGCCGACGTCTGCCAGTGGCTGTATCGCGGCGTCGGATGCGGCTATGACGGGCCGCCTGTTGCAGACGAGCGTGACAATCCAACCACTGACCCGGCGAAGGATAAATGCTCTCATCGGCGTACCGGATGTCGGTTCCGCTATCCCCGCCCTGAACCAATGCCAATAAGCAGTTTCCCCGGCTCTCAAAAGGTCTCCTGATGCAAGAATTACTCGATTATGCGGCATCGTCGCAGGATGAGGTGTGCGGCTTAATCCTTGATGGCGGGCGGATTTTCCATTGTCGGAATGTTCACCCGGAACCAGGAAAGCACTTCCGGATCAGTGATGATGACTGGCTGGCGGCCGAGGAGGCTGGAGAGGTGACTGCGGTATTCCACTCTCACCCAATGAACAGCCCTGTCCTGTCCGGTGCCGACCGTAAATGCCAGGTTGCATCGGGCCTTCCATGGGTGCTGGCCTGTAACGGGAAAATCAGAACGTTCAGACCGGTGGATTACCTTTTGGGGAGGCGGTTCGAGCACGGAGTGACTGATTGTTACACGCTATTCCGTGATGCGTATCACCTGTGCGGCATTGACCTCCCTGATTTCGAAAGGACGAATGGCTGGTGGCTGAGAGGGGAGAATCTCTATCTGAACAACATGTCGCGCAATGGCTTCAATCAGGTATCGCCGGGAGAAGCGCTGCCAGGTGACGTAATAATCAGGCAGCCATTCGCCGGTGCCGACCCTTGCCACGCAATGATTCTGCTCGATGACAATATGGTTCTTCACCACGATTGCTCAGGGCATTTAAGCCGGAGAGAGCAAATGCGCCAGGCATACGTTAAGCAGATGCATTCCATATGGAGACATGAACAGTGCTCATCTTTAAATTTGCAGGGCATTTACGCCGACATTTCCGCAAAGTCGAGCTGAACGTTGATACCCCTGCCCAGGGCATTCGTCTTTTGCTTGCTCAGAATCATGAGTTCAAAAAAGCATTCCTGAACGCCAGAGTAAGAATGCGAGTGGCGGGTGAGGATGTTGAAACGTCTTCGGTGCAGTGGCACATGGATAGGCGCCTGAAGGATGGCTCTGTAGTGCTGTTTGTCCCGGTGGTTGAGGGGGCGGGACTTGAGACCAGTACGATAGTTCTCATTGCCTCACTGGTGCTGTCTGCCGCCTCGGTTGCTTACTCCATCTACATGTCCCGGAACATGAAAACTAAAACGTCAGCGGAAGCGGCTGAGACAAACACGCTAACGAATAACTCATTTACCAGTGCGGAAAACCGTGTCGGGCAAGGCCGCCCGGTGCCAATACTCCTCGGCGAGATGGAAGTTGGTTCTAACGTCATTTCTCTCGGCATCGACACTTCTAATAACGCGGACTGGACAGAATCAATTAGCTAAGGTGGCAATATGTCTTCAGGTGGCGGCAAAGCATCAACCCCAACCCTTCTTGACGATAACCTCAAATCAAAACAATTTTACCGGGTGCTCGACCTTATCAGCGAGGGGCCAATTGCAGGTCCGGTAGACCAGGAGCACCTGTCATCATTCAAACTGAACAAGACGCCAGTCACCGATGCAAACGGAAACGTCAGCATCAACGGCGTCAGCGTGGCATGGAGACCCGGCTCGGAAACTCAGGAGCCGATTAACGGCTTCTCGGCAATCGAGGCGACAACCATCGTCAACACAGAGGTGACCTACGATACGCCGCTGGTGCGTACCATTACGGATAATGACGTGACCCGCGTTCGGTTTAACGTTGGCGTCACCGGGCTTGTTGAGCAGGACACCAAAGGCAACCAGAAAAACACCTCTGTAACGCTGGTGCTTGAAAGTCGCACCGGTTCATCTGGGTGGGTAATCGAAAAGACCGTCACCATTACAGGCAAAATCTCAGGTGAATATCTTGAAGCACACCTGATTGACGCGCCGGAAACTAAACCGTTCGATATCCGTGTGCGTCGAATTACACCGGACAGCACCAGTGATTTACTGTCAAACGGCACCATCTGGAACAGCTACAGCGAGATCACCGACGATAACCTGAACTATCCGTTCTCCGCTATTGCTGGTGCGGTTATTGACCGTGACCAGTACACCGACACCCCTAGTCGCACATACCATCTTCGCGGCCTGATTGTGGACGTTCCTGACAACTATGATCCGATTGCCAGAACTTACTCGGGGTTGTGGACTGGCGGATTCAAAAAAGCGTGGACTAACAACCCGGCGTGGCTGTTCCGTGAACTGGCCAAGAATACGCGTTTTGGCCTGGCGAAACGTGCCGGTTATATCGATGTAGATGACGGTGCGTTGTACGTCCTCTCACAATATTGCGATCAGCTTGTGAACGATGGCTATGGCGGGCAGGAACCAAGGATGACGCTGAATGCCTATATTACCGAGCAGGCGAGTGCGCGTGACATTCTCGACAAGATAGCGAGCATGTTTCGGGGTATAGCGCTGTGGGACGGGATGCGACTGTCTGTCATGCTGGATGCGCCACAGGACCCGATTGCGACAATCACGAATGCTAACGTGGTTGATGGCGATTTCAAGCGTAGCTCCGTGAAGCGTTCAGAGAAATACAATGCCGTTGTTGTGTCATGGACTGATCCGGATAACGGTTGGGAGCAGGTAAAAGAATATGTTTCCGACGATGAGATGATCGCCCGCGGAAACTACAACGAAACAACAATTGAAGCATTCGGTTGCACGTCTCGCGGTCAGGCATGGCGCGCCGGGAAATGGCTTCTTGAAACGGCGAAACGGGAAAGCAGCAGACTGTCTTTCCAGATGGCGCGCGATGCTATCCACTTCACGCCAGGTGACATCGTTGAAGTTATGGACAACAACTATGCTGGTGCGCGTCTTGGTGGGCGCATCATGTCGCACGCGGGCAATAAGATTACCGTTGATGCTGTTGATTCGTCTCTGATATCAGAAGGCGACACCATGTCGATCATGGGTAGTGACGGGAAATTCGTTAAGTACGTGATTGCCAGCATTGCCGACAACATCGTGACGCTGAAAACCACACCTGCATGGGTTCGTGACGGGACTGTATTCGCTATCTCTACCAGCAACGTTTCCACCAGACTATTCCGCATCCTGAGCGTTGCAGAGACGGATAACAATTCTGTCTACAGCATCACCGCATCGCAGCATGATCCGAACAAACAGGCCATTGTTGATGAAGGCGCAGTGTTTGAAATCCCCAACGATACGCTGAACGGTTACCGTGTACCGAACGTGGAGAACCTGCGCATCATCAACACCAACTCAGAGACTGTCCAGGTTACGGCCACGTGGGAGACGGCAACCACTACCAAAAAGCTGATGTTTGAAGTGTATGTATACACCGATGACGGGAAAGTGGTTGCGCAATATGAAACAGACCAGTTCCGCTACGAGTTCTTTGGTCTGAACGCCGGCGGATACACGCTTGGCGTTCGCGGTCGCAATGAAAACGGAATGAAAGGCGCTGAGACGCAAATTAGTATGGTCATCGGTGCGCCACCTGCACCATCCAGTGTTATCTGGACGCCAGGCTTGTTCTCTGCTGACCTGGTCCCCGTCATGCGCATTACGGCAACGACAGACACATCGTTTGAGTTCTGGTACTCCGGGCAGAACCAGATTGTCAATCCTGACGATATTGAAGACCAGGCTCAGTTCCTCGGGCGCTCTAACCAGTGGACGCTTCATGGTCTACAGGCTGATAAGACGTATTACGTTTATGTCCGCACCAAAAATGCTTTCGGGGTATCGGAGTTCGTTGAGGCATCAGGTCAGGCGTCATCAGACATTCCTGGAATGATAGAACTCATTGATGAGCAGATCCGCGAATCAGATGCGTTTAAAAATGTTCAGCAGGGTGTCAACACCAACCTGGACGGTATCATGTCGAACGCGCTGGCGAACCACGGCACTGTTGAGCACCAGTATCAGCAGCATGGTGAGGTACGTGCCGATATCCTGGTCGTGAAAACCACGGTAGCGACTGCTGAGCAGGGACTTGCTGACCTGTCCACATATGTTCAGGCGCAGATTGGCCCTGAAGGTAGCCTTACATCAGCCGTTAACCAGAAGATGACAGCTGAGGTAAATAGTGATGGGACTGCAAAAGCCTCTTACACACTCAATATGGGGATTGTCAGGAACGGTGTGAAATACAATACCGGTTTCGGCATGTCCATTGAGCCTGACGGTAGCTCATACAAATCAACAGTGGTTTTTGCCGCTGATCAGTTTGGCATTTATTCCGGAAATGATCCTGGAAACTATACCGCTGCGTTTTTCGTCTATAACGGACAGGTATTTATCCGAGATGCGTTAATTCAGGATGGCAGCATTAGCAATGCCAAAATTGGTAATTACATCCAGTCGAATAACTTCGTTGCGGGTTCAACTGGTTGGCGCATTGATAAAAATGGAAATGCTGAATTGCATGGCAAACTTTACGCTGACAGTGGCCAGTTTGCCTTTAACGGTGAAAACAACACGGTTGTTATAAATGGCAATGGCGTCACGGTAAATCTACCGGGTGGCGGGCGCGTTGTCGTTGGGCGATGGTAGGACAAAATATGCCGGAAGGAATACTGATAGATTATAACGATGGCCGTCCTGCGATGGCGATTACAGCGGGGCTCCGTGCCCCGTCATTCTGCACAAGTTTTGCTGGTTACGGTACGGGAGCAAACCAGTTTCAGGTTAATACTCCATTAACGTCAGGCTCCACAGTTTTTGTTTTACCGACACGTCCGGTTGACGTTCAGGAGTTCGCAGACAATCAGACATGGATAGTTTTACCGATATATATGACATCCGTTACAAGAAACGGAGACAACGGTGTGACTGTTAACGGTACAAACAGGGGAAACTACCAGCGAATACCAAACTGGGCAGGAACTGTATTTGAAATTCTCCCTGCTGCTACTTACAACGAAGGACTTCTCGTTTCCAACTCTACTGATTTCACTGCAATTTCGAATCAGGCAAGATTAATGACATGTGCTTACGTTGGCACGGTGACAGTCAACGGCTCGATGGCGCTTCCCGTATCAGGAATACCGTTCGGGAAATGGAATAATAATAATGTGTCTGTAGGATTTGACGGAGCAAATATTATTGTAAGAGACATCAATTACTCAGGACGGGATGACGTTTCCGCATCAGTAACAATGGAACTGGTAATTTTCAATAATACCGCGCCTGTGGCCGGTGATGGCATTACCATGACAAATTCAGCAGGACAGGTAACATTTTCAACAGTGAAGCGGCCATTTGTATATGACCAGCAGCTAACGGTAACAGACAATAATCAATACATAGGTGATAAATATTGTCAGATTGTATTCACTGGCTCACAGTCAAGACGGGTGGATGGATATTTTAATATAAGGAAAAAGGGTGTGGTAATGTCAGGTGGGAATATCCGGTCAGCGTATAACCAGGTTGTTGGTAATTACAATGACAACAGATTTGATATGACATTTAATCAAAATATCAATATGCCTATTCTTATTCTTCCAAACATGTACTGAGGAAAAACTATGTCAGCAGGAACCTTAACTCTGACGAATAACTCTGCCCAGGTATCAGGGGCAGGGACTTCATTCACTACCGAACTGACGGCTGGCGATTTTATTGTTGTCACTGTCGGCGGCGTTCCCTATACACTCCCGGTTAAATCAGTGGAAAGCGGTACAGCGTTGACGCTGGTCAGTAATTTCACCGGGCCAACACAATCTGATGCGGCCTGGTCAGCTGTTCCTCGTGTGGCGCTGAACATGGTTACTGCCGCGCTGGTGGCTCAGAGCGCAGAAGCGCTTCGAGGCCTGAACTACGACAAGCAAAACTGGCAGCAGTTTTTCACCGCTGACGGTGATGTAACTATCACACTGCCTGACACCAGTCAGACGACAGGTCCATCTGCGAAAAAGTTAATCAGTAGTGTGGCCAATAAAGCAGATAAGGTTAATGGCGTTGTTCCGAAAGAGCAGGGCGGTACCGGACTTTCTCAACCATTTGGCGATAAAGCGGGACAATTTTGCCAGGGCAATGACCAGCGCCTGAACACCATAAATGGTAAATCCGGCGGTATGATAACAACAGGTATTTCATTCCCTTTATCATCAGATGGTATTTTTTCAGAACCTATCATCCTCTCGGCGATTGATAACGCTGAGGGCAGCAAGACTCAGGCATCTCTTGCGACGTTTAATGACGGGACTCATCGAGTTGTGATAAATAACAGGTCAGTAGGGAACCGGCCCGTAACCTTATATAATACCGGTGGAGTGATCTGCCAGGCTGGTATCTATGCGGCAGGACCTTCACTGACGAGTTACTTCCTAAACTACGAGAGTGGTCCTGTGGGATTATGGATTGATAATACAAGGCTGGGGGCACTTCAGCTAACAAGTACATCCGACAGATATCTTAAAAAAGAAATAAAATATATCTCGGATAAAAACGTGATGGGAGAGTTATCCGCAGCCGCCGCAGCGCTGAGTGAAGTTCTGGAATGGAAGCCCGCGACGTTCAGGTTTAAGAAGCGAGGCGTCATTCCGGAGAGCGAAACGAAGCTTGGATTTATAGCAAATGATCTGGTGGTGACGTCCCCGGAGTGTGTGAAGGGAAAAGGTCTGGAAGATGGATATGATGAGAATGATACTGCCGACGCATATTCACTGGATGAGATAGCTATGATAGCTAAACTGACATTGTCTATTCAGGAATTGCAAAAACAGATTTCCGAACTTCAGGCGAATGGTGCTGGAAGCTGA